CGCGACCGTCGCGCCAGTCGGCGAGCGGCCAATAGACGTCGAGGCCGATGGCGTCGATGTTCGCCGATGACCACAGCGGATCGAGATGGAAATAGACGTCGCCCGAGCCGTCGGCGGGTTGATGCCCGAAGTACTCCGACCAGTCGGCGGCGTAGAGCACCTTGGTGCCAGAACCGAGCACGGATTTCACATCGGCGGCGAGCGCGATCAGCGCCGTCACGAACGGATAGGCGCTGACGCTCGAACGGACTTGCGTCAGGCCGCGCAGCTCGGTGCCGATGACGAAGGCTTCGACGCCGCCAGCCGCTTTCGCCAGATACGCCTGGTGCAAGACCATGCGCCGGTAGGACCACTCGTCCGGTCCGGCATAATGCACGGCGCCGCCGGAGATCGAGAAGTCCGTGCGCGCGGCCGTGCCGACGAAAGCCGCGATCTGGCTTGCGGCGGTTGCTGTCTTGTCCGGTGTTCCGGTCTGACCGGCGGCCGGATGGCATGTGATGCGACCGCGCCAAGGATAGACCGGTTGACTATCGCCGCCATACGGATTTGCCAGGACGTTGCCTTCCGCGACATCCATCAGAATGAAAGGTGTCAAGGTCACGTCGAGGCCGCGCGCCTTGAGATCGCGGATCGCCGCGATCACCGTTTGATCGGACGGCGTTCCGCCGTAAGCAGCGTTGCCGTCGCGCGTGCTGATCGTGTAGGCGCCGCCGCGCGTAACACCGGCAACCGACCAAGCGAGCGGCGCCGTCGATTTATGGTGTGTTTCGACGCCGGGCTTCAACTTGCAGACGCCAGCGCGCAAATCCGTTCCGAACCAACTGACGATCAACGATACCGATTTGGCGTTCGGCAGCGCAGCTTCGAGCTGATCGACGGAGACCTGCCAATCCGTCGGTCCGATAAGCTGATGCACGTTCTCCGATTGCGAAATTCCATCGTCGAACGTCTGATGCACGGGCTCGGTGGCGTAGACGAATTCGCCGGAGCCCGGGATCATCACGACGCCGCGCACGTCTTTTTCCGCGCTCGAAATGCTGCAGAAGACTTCGAACGATAGTTGCGGCACGCGATTGCCGTAGTCGGCGAGCGGCAAGCGTTCAAAGACGATATAAGCGACGCCGCGATAGGCCGGCGCATTCTCGCTGCCTTCGCGCGCGGCGATCAGGCTATCAGCCGCTTGCGTCTCGGTGCCGACGTGCAGGCGAAACGTCGTGCGCGCCAGATCGATTTCCTGTTCGTCGGCCCAGATGCGGCCGATGCGCGTCACGATGCCTTCACCGAGCGCGATGGCGAAATTGGCGTAGTAGCGATATTGCGTGAGCGTCGTGCCGCCGCCAGAGCCGCCCTTGCCGCTTCCCGTCGACTCCGTCGTCGTGACGATTTCTTCTTCGAGATCGGTCGCCCAGATGATCTGGCCGCCGACGCGTGCACGTCCGTAGATGCGCGGCAGCGGCGATCCTTCGGTCGATGCCGTGACGCGCAGGTCGCTTAGGCGCGGGCCTTCGACAGGACGGCTTTGTCCCGATGCGCCAAACAGCGCGTTGTCGACGTAAGCGCCCGCGAATGCCCCGATCTGCGAGCCGACTGTCGCGCCGGACAGCGCCACGCCGAGAAAGCCGACGCCGGCGGGCAGCACGCTGCTGCCGACCGCCGCTCCGACCGCCGCAAGTGCAAGCGTCGCCATGCGTCAAATACCTTCGGACAAATTCGGAAACCGGAACGCGGCGGCGATGCGGCGGCGCCACCAATTGGAGAGCGCAACCTCGCAAACCGGCGCGCCTTCCATCGCGTGGATCATAGTCGATGCGCTCGCGACGATCGCGGCATGCTTGGCAACGACACCGGGGCGTAGCCGGAATATAATGACATCGCCGGGCTCGATTTCGGACAGCGCCATGTTTTCGAGATGACGCGACGCTGCTTCGAGCATCGTCTCGCGTCCGCCTGCTTCGGCCCAGTCGCGACTGTAACCCGGCGGCGTCTCGGCTTCCGATCCGTAGATGTCGCGCCAGACGCCGCGCACGAGGCCGAGGCAATCGGTGCCGACGCCGCGCAGGCTCGCCTGATGATGATAGGGCGTGCCGATCCAGGCTCTCGCCGCATCAACGATCGCATCCCGGCTCAGTACCTTTTGCATCGTCAGCTCTTGCGTCCGATCTGCGTCAGGAACTGATTGCCGGGCATCGACGGGAAGCCGCGAAAATTGACGACGTTCGAGAACCTCGCCTTGCACGTCTCGACGCGTTTATCGCATCCGGCCGTGATGACGAATTCATCGCCCACTGTCGGCGATCCTTCGGCTTCCGCCCAAAGCTCGATCGTGACAGAACTCGCGAGCTTCAAGTGCGATCTGACTTCGATCTTCAGCCCCGCCGAAGCGCCAGACGTGAATGCGAAAAGCCCGCGGGAGAAAAATCCGTTATCGAAACCGTCGAGGCCGGAGACCGTGAAACGCCGCGCCGAGTGCGCCGTCACGATCATGCCCGTGCCGCGAAATGACGGCGACGACAGATCGACTGTGCAACGTGCGTCGCCCAAATCGGCATCGCACGTCAGCTGAAGCAGGCGGCCTTTCGGCTGCTGCAGATAATGCGCCAGGCCGCGCAGCTCGGCGGTGAAGCCCGTGCCGCTACGGCGCACTTCGCCGATACTGCCGGAGCGCATCAACACACGCTGGCTCGTGTCGCTCCAGTTGACGCGGTAGATTTCGATGCGGGCGTCGTCATAGCGCCCGGCGGCGAGATCATCGTCGGTCAGCGTTGCCGAAGAGAGCGCGCCGGTGACTTCGAGGTTGTCGACGGAAAGACCGAGGCTGTCCTTGATGTCGCTCGCGGTGAAGCCGGTGGCCGCCTCGTAGGTCGTGCCATCGAATGTCAGCGCCTTGTCGTGATCGGTGAAACCCATCCCGACGCCGTCGCGCCGCACGACGCGCCAACACCAGCACAGCGTCGTCGCACCCGATGCAAGATGGGCGGCAAGCTGCGGCGACAGTGCCTTCATAACCGCACCTCCACGATCGGAATGTTCGGGATGGCCCCCGACGTGAAGCCCGAGAGATTGATCTCGAGCTTGTCGGTATCGAAGCGCACCGGAACATCGAATTCGTATCCGGCCGTCACGCTTTGATCCGCTGCCGGGATGCGGCCTGCGAGAAACGTCACGACGCCGGTTGAGACATCGAGTGCGAAATCCGTTTCGGGCGTAAGCTCGGTGCCTGCGACGGCGATTTTCACCGTGCCCGCGACAGGCTTCTTGATATCGCGCGTCCACGGTGCAAAGGCGCTGCCGTAGGTCTTCTGCAGCTGGAACGCGGCGCGTAGTCCGTCGCCGGTGCCGATGATCTGATCAAGTGGCGATGGCGTCGAATTGGGCGGGCACGACTTCCAATCCATCGGATCGCGCCAGCGGAAGGCATGCAATCGCCCGCGTCGCTCCTCGAAGAACGCGATGATCTGATAGAGGTCATCGAGCGACTTGACGCCGTAGCCCGCATTGTAGCTGCGGCGGCTATCGGCCCAGCGGCTGTTGCGCTCCTCATAGCCGGAACCGAGCACGACGACATCGGTGCGCCGTTCCGGTCCGCCTTGCGCATTGCGCGAGATCGCCGTCGGAAATCTGACGTCGTGGAATGACATGGTTGTTGCCGTATTGAGGTTTGTTCTCCCTCTCCCCTTGGGAGAGGGTCGGGTGAGGGGCTGTCACAACAGACCAACCCCTCATCCGGCCGTCGGCCACCTTCTCCCGACGGGAGAAGGAAGACATGGTCAAAGATTGCGCTGGCCGCTCGCTGCGGCGCGGGCGATCATGGTGGCGATTTGCGTTTGCGAGCGGTTGAAGCTCGCGGCATCCGGCGTCGAGATGTTGATCGTGATCTGCTGCCCGCCACCGCCTGCCGCCGCGATGCCGAGACGTCCGTCGGAGCCGCGCGTCAACGGCACGATCGCCTCTGGTCCCTTCTCTCCGGCGAGACCTTGCGCGCCGCCGGCGAGCGGAAACGAAATCGGGCTTGCGATGACACCGCCGCTTGCGAACGGGACCGGCGTTCCCTGCTGGATGACGCCGCCCTTGGCGAATGGCGTCGCGCCGCCGATCAATCCCTGAAAGACCGAAGCGAGGCCCGTCGTCAGCGGCTGCAGCGTCGCTTTCAACGCCAGCTGAGAGACATTCAGCGCCAGCGATTTGAAAACATCGCCGACGTTCTTGCCCTTGATTGCGATGTCGCTGAACGCCGACACCAGCGTGTTCGAAAATTGGCGGCCGAGGCGGCTCGTCGAAATCAGCTTGTCTTCGAGGTCGCTCGTGTCGGCCGTGACCTTGACGTTCCACGTCTCGATCTGATCGTCGGCGGTCGCCATCGCTTACCTCTTCTCGTCCGGAAATCGTTGCATCAATGCGTCGAGGTCGTTGCGTGAAAAAGCCAAGTTTTCAGCGACGAAACCTAATCGTCCTCGCAGAGCGGCTTGCAGCTCGCGCGGCGTCAGCGACCAGAATGCAATCGGCGTAAGGCCGAGAACGCCGAGCCCGATCTGCATCACGAGGTCCCAGCGAAAGGGACGCGCGCGTCGCCGCCGCCCTCCGCAAGTTTTTCCTGTGTCGACGTTGCGTCGCCGCCGAACGTTGCGTTCAACAGGCGGGCGACGATATCGACGTAGCCTGCCGCTCCGCCTTCGCTCTGCATCGTTGCGACGTCCGCATCGCTCACGACGTGTCCGCCGCCGCGCAGTCCCGCAGCGATCACGCGTACGCAATCTCGCGCCGAGAGGCGGCCTTTTTCGAAGCGTGCGGCCAGCGCCAGCATGTCGTCGTCGCCGAATGCATCTTCGAGTTCCGCCAAAGCGCCGAGGGTCAGAACGAGACGATACGTGACGCCGTCGAGCTTCGCCTCGATCTCGCCGCGGTGTTTGTTTGCCAAGGAAGCCTCCGAGATACCAAACTTGTCATCCCGGCCGAAGCGTAGCGGAGCGCCGGGACCCAGTATCACATCTCTGATGTAGCTCTGGGTCCCGGGTCTCGCCGCAATGGCGGCTCGCCCGGGATGACAGATGAGGGTGATTATGCCGCCGCCGTGAACGTCAGTTCGCCAGCGCTTTCAAGGGAGATATCGAACGTCACTTCTGCATCGTGGCGGCCGTTGAATTCCAACGCCGTGATCTGGAACGCGCCTTCGATCGTTCCGAAGTCCGGCACGACGATTTGCCAGCTCCGGATCGTACCGTTGAAGGCGTAGTCGCGAATTGTGGTGTCGGCCTCGCCGTCCTTGAACACGCCCGATCCCGTTATGCGGGCCGACTTGACTCCGGCGCCTGTCAGAAGTTCGCGCCACTGCCCGGCGCTTTCGGTGTTTGTGATTTCAACCGTCTCTGCGCTGATCGATAGCCCGCGCGCGCGAAGCCCCGCGACGGTGACGTAAACGCCCGCGCCGGTCGTATCGACCTTCAAGAGAAGGTCCTTGCCTTTTTGTGCTGCCATGTGAGGAGAACTCTTTGTTTGTGAATTTTTTGTTTGTGCCCGGCGACTACTTTTGATTGCGCCTTGCGACTCCGCTGCGCGGAGCCGGCCGCAAGGCGCAGGAGTGGTTGGCGCTATTCGACTTCCGTTACGGCGCGGAAGCGGGCGATGCCGTGGAAGGTTTCGCCGTCGTTGTCGCGACGGGCTTCGGAATATTCGTGGCGCAGGTTGACCAGGCGGTGCCCCGCAAGCGTCAACTGCCGGTCGTGCAGCGCATCGCGCGCGGCGGCGATCACGGCTTGCGCTTCCTTGCGTCCGCGACCGCGCGACCAGACGTGCAACGTCACAAGATGCTCAAATCCGATTTCCGTTCCCGTCGACCAATCGCGCTCGGTCGATTGCCCGAATGTCACGAACGGAAACTCGGCGCGTGCCGGCGCATCGTCGTAGATGCGCGGACCGCCGAGCGCCGCAAGCGTCGCGGCGTCGCCCGACAATTTTTCGAAGATCGCTTTTTGCAACGCGAAGCTTGCGGTCGGCTTCGTAATCGTCATAAGCGGCGAGCGCCGCGCGCGCCCAGACTTCCGGCGTGCGGCCCTGCACCGTGCGATCGGCCAGAACATACGCGCGCTTGTCGACACCCAGTCCGGCAACGACGATGCCGCACGCGTCCGACGACGCCGTTGCCGTCACCGGCGGATCGAGCGC